AGCTCAAAATTATCCAGGCACAACGCAAGGTTATCAAACAATGTGGGTAGCAGGAGTCGCTGGTTCTGTGAATGGAGCTTGGGACTTTGGAACGGACGTTGCCTCAAATGAAGATGGTAGTGCTAATGTTGCGGCAGATATGACTGGAGCAAGAATTACTTTAGTAACATCTGGTACTGATCCACGGAACTGTTTTCAACCAGGAGATATAGTGGTTGGTAGCACAGGTGGACCTACTATGGAGGTTGTTTCTGTAGATAGCGCAACTGGAATGACGGTAAAAAATATCAGTGAACAACTTGATAACGCTGAAACGTTAGTTCCATTAAATCCACTAAAAATTCAACTTGGATTTGTATATTAAAAAATTAAAATAATAATTAAATAAAATTAAATAAAATTAAATAAAATGGGAAAAAAAGAAAAGGTAATTGACCTTAAACCTAAGGTTGACAAAATATCAGAACAACATTTAAAAGAGCTACAAGAAATAGTAAACGGTATAAATAAAGCTCAATTTGATATTGGTAAATTAGAATTACAAAAGCACCACAAACTACATGATGTTGCTGTACTACAAGATAAAGTAACCTTATTTCAAGATACTTTAACAAAAGAATATGGAACCTTTGATGTTAACGTTTCTGATGGAAAAATAAACTGGCCTAATGAAAAGTAATATTATAAGAAAAATTACCATAGGTAAAGACTATAAGAACGACTCAATGCATTATGCTGTAGATCAAGAAGTATACGGAGGTCATAAGATTTGTGATATAATAGAAGAAGAAGACAAATACTGTATATATATTAGAAAAGCAGATATAGTAATACCATGGAAAGATTTTAATAAAAACATGGCCATATCTATTGAGTATAATTTAGAGTACTAATGAAAGCTTATAAAGACTTTTTAATTTCACCGATAGGTGAAAGATATAATAATTCTAAAAAAGTTGGAGACAAAAGCTTAATATTAAACACCGAAGTTTACAATCACCAATTCGTTAACAGACGTGCGAGGGTTATCGCTACCCCAATATTATTCTCATCACCTATTAACGTGGGTGATGAGATAATAGTTCACCACAATGTTTTTAGAAGATGGCACGACGTAAAAGGTAGGGAGAGAAATAGCTCATCATATTTTAAAGAAGATCAATATTTAATATCTAAAGATCAGATATTTCTATATAAACAAGACGAAGAGTGGAAAGCTATGCCAGGTTATAGCTTTGTTAAACCTTTAAAAGCTGTTGATAAGTTTAATATTGAAGAAGAAAAACCACTTGTTGGTATTGTTAAATACAGCGATGGAACATTTAATAACTTCTACACTAAAGAGCTAGTTGGTTTTAGACCTGGTAGTAAATATGAGTTTATTATAGATGGAGAAAGACTTTATAGAGTTATGAATAAATTTATTACAATTGAATATGAATATAAAGGAGACGAAGAAGAATATAATCCAAGCTGGGCATAAAGCTGTTGTAGAACTAATTAAAGTTGCAAGAGAAGAGATAGTTGATTCAGATGAAGATATATCAGCAGATAGATTAAAGAACGCGGCAGCTACAAAAAAGCTAGCTATATTCGATGCGTTTGAAATATTAAATAGAATCCAAGAAGAAGAGGCAATGCTTGAAGACAAGCCTGTAGAAGAAAAGAAAGAAAAGGTATTTAAAGGGTTTGCAGAAGGTAGGTCTAAGTAATGTATAAGCAGTCTCTATATAAAATAGTAGATCCAATAAGGTCTAATGTAATAAAACGTTTAAATAAGTCTAAGAAATGGAAATACGGTTACAATAAAGAAAATGATATTGTTGTTATTTCTAAGACTGGGCAGATTGGTGAAGTTCTTGAAATCCAAGGTTTTCAAATAGCTTTACCTAAAGAAACTAAAGAAGTATATTCTTGTAGTGATGTTAAGTCTGAGCAAAAGTGGAAACAGTTTCCAACTAACCCTGATTTTAATAAAATTAAAACAGTGTTTGATTGGCAAGAGTATCCAGAAGACTTTAAAGAAAAACACTACGGTTATATAGACGAAGAGTTTAAAAGAAGAGAAGAAGGGTTTTGGTTTATGAATAACGGTAAACCAACTTACATAACAGGCACTCACTATATGTACTTACAATGGAGTAAGATTGATGTTGGTGCTCCAGATTTTAGAGATGCTAATAGATTGTTCTTTATATTCTGGGAAGCTTGTAAAGCGGATACAAGATGCTATGGTATGTGTTATCTAAAGAATAGACGATCTGGTTTTTCTTTTATGAGTTCATCAGAAACCGTTAACCAAGCAACATTAGCAAGTGATAGTAGATTTGGTATACTATCTAAAACAGGTGCCGATGCAAAGAAGATGTTTACAGACAAGGTTGTACCAATAAGTTTAAATTATCCATTCTTCTTTAAACCAATACAAGATGGTATGGATCGTCCAAAGTCTGAACTAGCATATAGAGTTCCAGCAAAAAAGTTTACACGCAAGAAGATGAGGGAACGTGAAGAGCAAGATGATATGGAGGGATTAGATACAACTATTGATTGGAAGAACACGGGTGATAATAGTTACGATGGTGAGAAGCTTTCTTTATTAGTACATGATGAGAGTGGTAAGTGGGAGAAACCTGATAATATAAAAAATAACTGGAGAGTTACAAAAACTTGTTTACGATTAGGTAGTAGAATTATAGGTAAATGTATGATGGGATCAACATCTAACGCATTAGATAAAGGAGGTGAGAATTTTAAAAACTTATATAATAACTCAGATGTTACAAAAAGAAATAGAAATGGACAGACTAAGTCAGGATTATATTCTTTGTTTATTCCTATGGAATGGAATTACGAAGGGTTCATTGATGAATATGGAGCACCCGTATTTAATGCTCCTAGAGAATCCGCATTTGATCCACAAGGAGTAGAAATAAACTATGGTGTAATAGATCACTGGGATAATGAAGCTGAGGGCTTAAGAGACGATCAAGATGCTTTAAACGAGTTTTATCGTCAGTTTCCTAGAACAGAAGAACACGCGTTTAGAGATGAGACTAAAAATAGTTTATTTAACTTAGTAAAAATATACGAGCAAATAGATTATAACGAAGGAAACAGAAACTCATCAGTACTGACTGTTGGTAATTTTCAATGGGTTAATGGGGTTAAAGACACGCAAGTAGTTTTTAATCCAGATCCAAATGGTAGATTTAAAGTAAGTTGGGTTCCAGGGCAAAGACTACAAAACAACGTTATACTTAAAAACGGAGTTAAGTATCCAGGCAACGAACACATGGGGGCATTTGGATGTGACTCATACGATATATCAGGAACAGTAGACAAAAGAGGATCGAAAGGTGCTTTGCATGGATTAACTAAGTTTTCAATGGAAGATGCTCCAGCTAACACTTTCTTTTTAGAATATATAGCTAGACCTCAAACTGCTGAGATATTTTTTGAAGACGTTTTAATGTCTTTAGTATTTTACGGTATGCCAATACTAGCAGAGAATAACAAACCAAGATTATTGTATTACCTAAGGAGAAGAGGTTACAGAGGGTTTAGTATGAACAGACCAGATAAAATTTGGAATAAATTATCTGTTACAGAAAAAGAAGTTGGTGGAATGCCAAACTCTAGTGAAGATATAAAACAAGCTCATGCTGCAGCAATAGAAATGTATATCAATGACCATGTTGGTTTATTAGAAGACGGTACTTATGGTAACGTTTATTTTAGTGAAACACTAAGCGATTGGTCAAAGTTTGATATAAACAAAAGAACAAAGCATGATGCATCTATAAGCTCAGGTCTAGCAATAATGGCTTGCAATAGACATTTATATAGACCAAATCCAAAACAAAAGAAACAACCACTAAACCTATCAATATCAAGATATAGTAATAAAGGATTTCAATCAACAATAATAAAAAATAAAGTATGACAGAGTCTGTTATAAATTTTCCATCCCAAGCGGTAAGTGATATAGAAAAAATGTCCCAAGACTATGGACTAAAAGTTGCTAAAGCTATTAAACATGAATGGTTCAATGGCGTTACATCTAAGTTTGATGGAAACATGAACAATTACCATCAACTAAGATTATACGCTAGAGGAGAACAGTCTATACAAAAGTATAAAAATGAATTATCAATAAATGGTGATTTATCTTATTTAAACTTAGATTGGAAACCAGTACCTATAATTCCTAAGTTTGTAGATATTGTAGTTAATGGTATGGCTCAAAGATCATATGAAATAAATTGTTTTTCACAAGATGCTTTTGGAGTAAGCAAAAGAACAGAGTATATGGAATCTATGTTGAGAGATATGCGTTCTAAAGAATTTAACGATTTAGCTAAGCAACAGTTTAATATAGACCTATACGAAAACGATAAAGAAAAATTACCAGACACAGAAGAAGAGTTAGCACTACACATGCAACTAACATATAAGCAAGCTGTAGAAATAGCTGAAGAACAAGCTATTAACGTTTTACTAGAAGGAAGTGATTACGATTTAGTTAGAAGAAGATGTTTGTATGATTTAACAACAATAGGTATATCTGCAACTAAAACAACATTTGATTGGAGTAGTGGAGCTAAAGTTAAATATGTTGATCCAGCAAACTTAGTATATTCTTATACAGAGTCACCTTATTTTGATGACATATACTATGTAGGTGAAGTAAAAGATATTCCAATAAACGAATTAGTAAAAGAGTTTCCAGAGTTAACAGAAGAAGATATACAGGAAATAACAAACAACACGGGTACTTCATCTTATTTTAATGCTAATTATAAAAGTAATTATGATAAAAATAAAGTACAGGTTTTGTATTTTAATTTTAAAACTCATATGAATGATGTTTATAAATTAAAAACAACAGGAACTGGTGCTGATAAAGTAATTCCAAAAGACGATACATTTAATCCACCAGAAAACATGGACGGTGAGTTTAGTAAACTAGAAAGAGTAATAGAGTCTTTATATGAAGGTGTTTACTTAGTTGGATCTAATAGATTACTAAAATGGAAAATGGTTGATAATATGATGAGAACTGACTCTGATTTTAGTTCTGTTAAAATGAGCTATCAGATCGTTGCACCAAGAATGTATAGAGGTAAGATAGAATCTTTAGTTGGTAGAATAACAGGTTTTGCTGATATGATTCAACTTACTCATTTAAAGCTACAGCAAGTAATGTCAAGAATGGTACCAGATGGTGTTTACTTAGATGCTGATGGTTTAGCAGAAGTTGATCTTGGTAATGGAACAAACTACAATCCACAAGAAGCTTTAAACATGTTCTTCCAAACAGGTTCTGTTATTGGTAGAAGTTTTACTTCAGATGGAGATCAAAATCCAGGTAAAGTACCAATACAGCAAATTCAAAGTAGTGCTGGTGGAAATAAAATACAAAGTCTTATATCTACTTACAACTATTATTTACAAATGATAAGAGATGTAACTGGACTTAATGAAGCAAGAGATGGTAGTACGCCAGATAAAAACGCTTTAGTCGGTGTACAAAAACTTGCAGCAGCAAACTCAAACACTGCAACACGTCACGTACTTCAATCAATGCTTTATTTAACAGCTGAAACAGCTGAGTGTTTATCATTAAGAATAGCTGATATAGTAGAATACTCACCAACAAAAAATGCTTTTATACAAGCAATAGGGGCTCACAATGTAGCAACTCTTGAGGAATTAAAAAATCTACATTTATACGACTTTGGTATATTTATAGAATTACTACCAGATGAAGAAGAAAAAGCAATACTAGAAAACAACATACAAGTTGCGTTAGGTCAAAAAATGATTGATCTAGACGATGCTATTGATTTACGTGAAGTTAGAAACGTAAAACTTGCTAATCAACTATTGAAAGTTAAAAGAAAGAAAAAGCTAGAAAGAGATCAAATAATGCAACAACAAAATATTCAAGCTCAATCTCAAGCTAATCAACAAGCACAGCAAGCTGCAGCACAATCAGAGGTTCAAAAGAATCAAGCTAAAACTCAAGCTGAAGCTCAACTAGAACAAACTAGAAGTGAACTTAAAATACAATACTTAAAAGAAGAGGTTCAGGTTAAAAAAGAACTAATGCAATTTGAGTTTGATTTAAATTCTAAGTTAAAAGATATGGAGAGAGGTGCTAATAGTCAAAATGAATCTATGAGAGAAGATAGAAAAGATCAAAGAGTAGATAGACAAGCTATGCACCAAAAAGAAATGATAGACAAAAGAAAACAGAGTGATTCATTTAATAAATTTGAATCATCAGGTAATGATATAGTTACAGGAGGATCGAACATGGAGAAGTTTGGACTCTAATATTTAATATTTTATAAAATTTTATTATGGCAGAAGAAAACAAAGAGGTTGTTGAAGAAACAACAGATCAACCTGTAGAACAGGTTACTGAAGAAAAAGTAGAAAACAAAATAGATGAATCTAAATTTGAAAGCGCTGGAGATGATAGTGTTGTAAAAGTAGATTTAAGTAAACCACCAGAAATTAAAAGCGAAGAGGTTAAAGAAAAACCAGCTGAAGAAGAAGTGGTTGTAGTTAATGAAGAGTCAAAACCAGAAGAGGTTGTTGAAGATAACACACCTGTGTTACAAGAAATAACAGAAGAAGAAATATCTGAAGTTGAAGAAGAAGTTGAAGAAGCTGTAGCAGAAGCAGAAGCTACTGGACAACCACTACCAGAAAATATACAAAAGCTTGTAGATTTTATGGATGAAACAGGTGGTGACATACAAGACTACGTAAATTTAAACAGAGATATTTCAAGTATGGATGACTCTGAAGTATTAGATGAGTATTATAGAACTACTAAGTCTCATCTTTCACCAGAAGAAAGAAACTTTTTATTAGAAGATACTTTTGGTATAGATGAAGAAGTAGACGATGAGAAAGCAATACGTAAAAAGAAAATAGCCTTAAAAGAGCAAGTTGCCAAGGCTAAGTCCCACTTGGACGGGCAAAAGTCCAAATACTATAAAGAAATTAAAGCTGGATCAAAACTAACAGATGAACAACAAAAAGCTATAAACTTCTTTAATAGGTACAACAAGGAATCTGAAGAACAAAACAAACTAACACAAGCTACCAAAAAAACATTTCAACAAAGAACTAATAAAGTTTTCAATGACAAATTCAAAGGTTTTGATTATCAAGTTGGAGACAAGAAATTTAGGTTTAATGTTAAAGATGCTAATAAGGTAAAAGAAACTCAAAGTGATATCAATAATTTTGTCAACAAGTTTGTTGGTGAAGATAAAACAAACATTGAAGACGCTAAGGGTTATCATAAGTCTTTATTTACTGCCATGAACGCAGATGCTATTGCTAATCATTTTTATGAACAAGGTAAAGCAGATGCTATTAAAGGTCAAGTTGCTAAAGATAAAAATATAAATTTAAATCCTCGTCAGACACATGGTGAGACGCCAGGTGGTTTTAAGTACAAGGTTTTAGGTGAAACTTCTTCTGATTTTAAATTTAAGATTAAAAATAAAAAAATAAAAAAATAATTTAAAAAAAATATATTATGGCAATTACAAGTGCAAATGGACCGGATGCGGCTCCAAGAAAACAGACCTTGTCCTCAAATTATATAGACTTTACGTCTGCGGCAACTGAAGGATGGGCTCAACAATACTTACCAGATCTCATGGAAAAAGAAGCTGAGATTTACGGTAAAAGAACAATAGCAGGATTTTTAGCTCAAGTAGGAGCTGAAGAAGCTTCTTCGTCAGATAGAGTTATTTGGTCTGAACAAGGTAGATTACACTTAGCTTATACGTGTAAGTACAAAGATTCAAATAATACTTATGAAGTTGAAAACGATATGGATGGTAACGCTGTTGGCACAGATCACGGTATTAGAGTAGGAGACATGGTTATTATGTCTAATGCTTCTGCTACAGCTAAGGGATATGTTTCAGCTGTAAATGAAGATGGTGACAATGCCGCTGAGTTTACTGTATTAGCTTATGCTGATGCAAACATGGCTGATGCTGACGCTTTAAATTCTACAGCTACAGGATCTGAGTTACACAGAGTTTTAGTTATTGGTTCTGAGTTTGAAAAGGGAACTGATGGTAGATCTGCTGCTAATGCTCCAAAGTTTAAATCTTTATCTAACAAACATATTATCATGAAAGATTACTACGAAGTATCTGGATCTGATGTATCTCAAATAGGTTGGGTTGAAGTTGCTGGAGAGGAAGGTCAAAATGGTTATATGTGGTATCTAAAAGCTGAAGGTGATACTAGAGCTCGTTTTACTGATTACTTAGAAATGACAATGCTAGAAGCTGAAACTGCTCATGCTGATGCTGGTGCAATTGGTGGTACTGATGGAGGTGCTCTTCAAGATGGTACGCAAGGTTTATTCCAAGCTATTACATCTAGAGGTCACGTGTCTACTGGTGTAACTGGTGTTAATGCTGCTACTGACTTAGCTGAATTTGACGCTATACTAGCTGCTTTTGATCAAAACGGCGCTATTGAAGAAAACATGTTATTTATTGATAGAGCTACTAGTTTAGCTATGGATGACATGCTTGCTTCAATGAATTCTTACGGAGCTGGAGGTACTTCTTATGGAGTATTTGATAACGATGAAGACATGGCGTTAAACTTAGGTTTCTCAGGGTTTAGAAGAGGTTCTTATGACTTCTACAAATCTGACTTTAAATACCTAAATGACAAAGGTACTAGAGGAGGTTTAAATGACACTGTTAATGCAATTAGAGGTGTTGTTATTCCTGCTGGTGTTTCTTCTGTTTATGATGAGCAATTAGGCGCGAATCTAAAACGTCCATTCTTACATGTAAGATATAGAACTTCACAAACTGATGACCGAAAAATGAAAACTTGGGTTACTGGTTCTGTTGGAGCTCAAACTTCTGGAAAAGATACTATGGAGATTCATTACCTAACTGAAAGGTGTTTAATTACACAAGGTGCAAATAACTTTATGTTATTGAAGTAAGACTATTTATTTATAAGGGCGGTCTAGTATCGCCCTTATATTTTTATTAATTATATTATATATTATATTATGGCAAAGAAAAACAAAGAAACTAAGGTTGAAGAACCTATAGTTGAAGAAACGGTT